GGAGGGTTAATGTTACAGATTAGAGGGCTTGAAAACTTAAAAGCATTTATTACAAGATGTATTGTTTTAGGTCAAAATAATCCTTATGAAAATCCTGAAATAATAGCAGAAAGTATTATCAAAGAATGGAAAAAAAGAATTATCCGGAGGGTTAAATGAAAAAAATATTTGAACAACACTCAAAATATGAACAAGTATTCAGAAACAAAGATTTTTCAGAACTTGTTGAAGAAGTAAAAAGTTTTAAAAATATTTCAAATAAAACAATAAATATTTGTGAGCATAATTGCAGAAATGGAAAAACAATTATAATTGTTTTAGATTCAGGACTTATTGAAATACATGAACTTTTGAGCAAAAATTGTATATACTTATGTGCGAGCATTCGCAAGAAAAAAATATTTGAGAAAGTTAAGAAAGAATTGGAATTGTTAAATGACTAGTATTTTATTTGACAAAATTTTTGGTGACTTGATTCCACAAGGAACAAATACAAATCAAAAAAATATAATGATACCTTGTATTTTTCATGCTGATAAAAATGCGAGCCTTTGTATTTCAACAGATGAAAATAAACCGGTTTATAATTGCTTTGGTTGTAATGAAAAAGGCTCTTGGATAGGTTTTTATATGAAAAGAAATAATTTAACTTATCCGGAAGCATTGAAAGCATTGGATATGGATAAACCATTGGAACAAAAACCGGTTAAACAAATTATTTCAAAAGAACCACCACCAAGAATTGACACAGATTATTCTGAATATTGTTTTAAGGTTTGGAATGATACAATAATGCATGATGAATTCTATGAATTTTATTGCAAAAAATTATATGAATTAAGAGGTTTGACTTTGCCTACTGCAGTTGTTTGCATGATCGGTTATGATCCTCAAAAAGGGTGGATTTTTCCTTGTGTAAGATATAGCGATAATAAAATTGTAGGCTATGAAATAAGACAGAAGTATTTTCAAACATTTAAATTCAAAAATGGAAAAGAAACAAAATGCTATAAAGCAGATAATACTCCCTCTTGCATTTGTTCAATTTATCAAGCATGGGATAACAAAAAAGCAATATTCTGTGAGGGTTTTGTAGATGCTTATTTTATGTATCAATATCAAAACGAAAAAACAATGAAATTCAAAGGGGAATTTGAGAAAGTTGATTGTAGCATTTTAACTTCATCTTGTGGAGTAAAACACATTCCTGAATTAGTAAAAGAAGCTAAACTTTGGAACGATTTTGAAGAGATTATTTTTTGTTTAGATAATGATGAAGCCGGAAGAGCAGCAAAAGAAAAGCTGCTTGAACTCCCACATGAAAATAAATTTAAATTTTTCAATATGCTTGAAGAAGGGGAAGATTTTGAAGAGTTTTATAAAAGAGTTTTAATTAAGGAATTATACAAATGATAAATTTTGAATTAACAAAACAAGAAAAAAAAATATTTGATTTAATAGTTTTAGAAGGATATTTAACAAGAAAAAAACTTGCTAAAAAATTAACTATAGAATTATGTACAATAAGTCAACATTTAGAGAGTATTTATTCAAAATTAGATGTTCATAGCATGTCTGAATTAGTTTACAATTATTATACAGGGAAAAAAGCACAATGATTTTAAGAGATTATCAACAAGAAACAGTTGATTTAGTTTTAGAAAATATAAAAAAAGGAATTGAAAAGCAATTAATAAACAGTCCAACCGGTTCAGGAAAAACTGTTATTGCAAGTGAAATTGTAAAACAATTGGTAGATCAAGGAAAAAAAATATTTTTTGTTGTAGCAAATGAGCCACTTGTCATGCAAACTTATAATAAATTTGTAGGTATTGGTTTATTCCCATCAATAATTAAAGCAGGTTTTGAAAAATTTTATAATGAATTTGCAAAAGTTCAAATAATAATGATTCAAAGTTATACGGCAAGAGCAGAAAAGCTGCCGGACTTAAACCCTGATGTAATTATTGTTGATGAGGTTGATTTTGGTTTCAATGGTCAAATGTTCAAAAAAATGGTTAAAAGACATTCAGAAGCTCAAATCGTAGGACTTACAGGAACACCAATTACATTTAAAGGTTATTTGCTGCCTGATTTTGATTTTTATCATGAAGTTATAACAGTAAGAGAATTGCAGCAAAAAGGCTTTTTATCAATAGACAAAAACTTTATCCCTGCAACTCCGGATATGTCAAATGTTCGAGTTATGACCACCGGAGAGTTTAACGAATCAGAACTTGATGAAACTTGTTCACAAAGTTATTTCATCAATGATATTGTTGAAACTTACAAAAAAGTAAATTGTGGTTATCGTGGAATTGTATTTGCAATTTCAATAGGTCATGGGGAAAAGCTGCAAGAAGCATTTTGTAATGCCGGAATTAAAACAGGCTTAATTCATTCAAAAATGAAAAATTTTCAGGTTGATTATTGGATGCAAGCCCACCGACAAGGAAGAATACAATTATTAGTTAATGTTGGAAAATTAACAAGAGGATTTGATGATGTTGAGATTATTGATTGTATTATGGCTAGACCGACAATGAGCCTTGCTTTATATCTTCAAATGGTCGGTCGTGCTGCTAGGTTAGATTCAGAGGGTAAACATTTCTTTAGGCATTTTGATTATGCCGGCAATATTGAAAGATTTGGTTTGTGGTCCGAACCAAGATTATATTCGCCTGAAAATGAAGTCAAAAGAGAAATCGAGTATAGACCTATTGTGTGTCCTTCTTGTTTTTCTGTAATTTATGAAAAAACTAACACATGCCCTGAATGTGATTTTATTTTGAAACAGCAGCAAGAAACAAGGGAAAGAGAAATTCAGGAAAATTTAAGAGCAAAAGAAATTATTGAAATAAAATCAGCAACAGGATCAGCCGGAGCAATTGAAGCATTAACAAATTTATTAGGTAGAAATGGCAACACATTTTATTATACAAAATTATTAAGTATGAAGCCTGAAAGAATACCAACTGACACATTTAATTCAGAAGTTATCAGGTTATCAAATTATGCACGCAGAAAGAAATATAATCCAAATTATGTATATTATAAAATGCGTGAAAAAATGTGCTTGACATCTTAATAATAACATGTTAGGATAAAGAAAAAGAAGTAAGGAGGAAGATATGACAAATCCAAATAAATCTGTTTGGTTTAGTAATGGAAATAAAGAATATGTCCAAGAACAAGCAGATAAGGAAAACAAATCGTTTAATAAAAAAATCAATGAAATTATTGATGCTGATCGTAGTAAGAAAGAAAAGAAAGAGGTGTAAACATGGCAGCAACAGCAACACAAAATTGGCTAGGTTTTTCAGCAAACTTTGAAAATGTAGAGGACAAAACAAGCGAGAGTAATTTCGAGTTACTTCCTGAAGGATTTTACAAAGCTGAAGTTAAAAATGTTATTAAGAGTGTAATCGGCTCAAATGACAAACCTGCATTAACAGTTACTTTGGAACTTGAAGAAGGTAAAAAAGAAATGGTACACAATTTATTCTTACCTGAAACAGGCGATGAACAAACTGCAATTGATTTTAAATTACAAAATTTAAGAAACTTTTTCACAAGATGTTTGTATTCAAAATTAACAAAAGATGAATACAATGCACTTGATTCTGCAGAGAAAAACAATGCACTTGCAAAAATGCAAACATCAGCAAAAGGACCGGCTCAATTTATCGGCTCAAAAGTATTAGTTCACGTAAAACAAGAACCTTTTATTGCTCAAGATAAAGAAACAAAAGCAATTAAATTTACAGACAAACCAACTGCATATTTGGTAGCAGCTATGCCTAAATCAATTTTAAAAATGATTAACGAAAAAGAAAATCAAGGTGTGGATATGTCAAAAATGCCGGTGATTTTATTCTCAAATAAAGTTGCTGCTCATGGTTTTGGTTTCTATAATGATTTTGATGCTGATGCAGTTTTGAAAAACTCAAAAGCATACGATTTTGTTCAAGCGAATTTAGTTGATGCCGGTGGAAGTTCTGCAACAACTGCAGCAGCTGCTGAACCTGTAAAAACAGTTCCAAGTTTTTAACCGTCTCTAGGCAAGACAAAGACAAATCGGATAGACGGTTGGCAGCCGGACAGACGGCATATTAATATTTAAGAAAGAGGTAAATACATGGATTATAATGAATTATTTGGTGCAATTAAACCAAAGAGTAATTATTCGACACCAACTTTTACCATAATTTATGGGAATATTGGGTGTGGTAAAACAGTTTTAGCAACAACTTGTTCAAAATTAGGACAAACAGTTTTAATCAATTTTGAAAACAGAATATCACACATTGATGAAACAGAAAATTTAAGGATCGTTCCGACATCTGCAGGCGATTTCAGAGAAGATAAAGCATGCACTTATGAACAATTTTTGAATTTTCTTTCTTATATTGAGCAAGAACAAATAAAATTCAAATATCTTATTATAGATACATTAGATGAAATGTTTGTTAAATTTATGCTTGGTATGTTGAGAAAAGGTGAGATAACAGACAAATATTATGGTCGCCCTGAAATATACAATAAAATTTGGGAAATTACAAAAAAGATTAAAGATTTAGGAATTTCCATTATTGCAACTTGCCACCAAAAACAAAATGAAGAAATAGATCTTCTTTTAACAGATGCATTAAAATCAAAAATAAATATGACTGTTGATAATGTTTTCTATTTGAAAACTGCTGATGATGATAACAGGGTTTTAACTTTGAAACCTACCGGAACTATTGTAGGTAAATTAACAGTTAAAAAAGAACAATATAATGATATTCCTTTAGAGTTAATAAACCCTACTTGGAAAGATATTATTGAGTTTATTAATGCTTAATGTTTTAGAACAAGAAGAGCAAAAGGCTTTAGTTACTCGTTGCCAAATGGAAAGAATAACAATTATAAGCATTGAAAACAGCTTGCAATTTCCGATTAATGCTGTTTTGGATATTGTTAAACCTTATGTAAATTTGGCAGCAATAGATACGATAAAAAACAGGCTGCAGAAACTAATGAGCATGCTAACAAATAAAAGATATTCTCAAGGCATGCTCAAAGGTTGCCCTGATTTATTTCTTCCGGAATTAAAATTGTTTATTGAATTGAAGCGAAGAGATGGAGGGGTAGTGAGTGCAGAACAATTAAAAGTTCATAAAATATTAAGAAATTACGGATACAAAGTAGAAGTTTGTCATGGTGCAAAAGAAGCATGGCAAGCAATAGAAAATGAAAGGAAAAAGTAATGAATATTTTAGCAATAGATATAGAAACAATGCCAAATCCTGATATGATTTCAAAACTTCCTGAAGTTGTAGCAGATTCAAGATTAAAAGATGAAGAAAAAATCAAGGCTGATATTGAAAAGAAAAAAGCTGAACAAATAGAGAAGATGGCTTTAAGTCCTTTATATGGAAAAATTGCTTGTATTGGCTATTATGGTGATGAAATACAAAAAGTTGATATTGAAGATGAAGCAACAATGATTAAAAAGTTTTTAGATAGAATAAATGAAAATGTTGTTGTAACTTGGAATGGTAAAGGCTTTGATTTTGAATTTATTATCAAAAGAGGTGTTATATTGGGTGTTTGTCCTTTATCGCTTTTAGAAGTTTACACTAATAAATACAAATCAGAAAATCACATTGATTTAATGGAAAAATGGTGTGGTTATGGTAAATTTGCAAAATTAAATGAAATTGCATCAATTCTTCTTGATGGGGAATGTAAAGATGATCTTGATGTAAAACAAATTCCTGAACTAATGAAAACAACAACAGGAAAAGAAATGATAAGAAGATATTGTTTGCAAGACTGTAAATTAACTTATGAACTTGCAAGAAAGATGGGTTATTAATATGGGTTGGGCAAGTGGTTCAGAAATTGCTGAAGCGATATGGACAGAAGTTAAAAAAGAATTAAACCCACAGCAGCAGAAAAGATTATCTAAATTTATTTATAATATTTTTTGCGATCACGATGCTGATGATTGGACTTGGGAAGAAGGCTCTTTAGAATATGATGCCTACAAAATGAATAATCCAAAAGAGTGGAAAAGATTAAACAAAGAAATGGAGTAGAGATGTTAAAATTAAAAATTGTTTGTGAAAATGAAAAATATTTGCCACAGTATGCAAATGAAACTGATGCATGTATGGATTTGAAAATAAAAATCAATGAAGATGAAAATGTTGATTGTTATTTTTTGAAACCGAATGAAACAAAAACATTTGGCACAGGAATAAAATGTTCAATTCCTGAAGATCATGTAATGTTAGTTTATCCAAGAAGTTCAACCGGAATAAAATTAAATTGTATGCTTTCAAATACTACAGGGGTTATTGATTCCGGTTATAGAGATGAAATTCATCTTGCATTAACAAACTTTGGAAAAACTACAATTTGCTTGAAAGATGCTCAAAGATTAGCACAGTTTGTAATAATTCCAAGACCAAAAATAGAATTGCTGCAGGTTCAAGATGATGAGGAATTTAGGACCGGCGATAGAGGTGGTGGAATAGGTAGTACAGGAGTGTAAAATATGTATTTAAGTGTAAATGAATTAGAGTGGTATATCAAATCTATTTTACCTGAAATTATCAATGAGAAATTGTTTGAAGATAAAAACAAATTAAATGCCATGATAAGAGAATGTGTAAAAGGTCAAATTAAAGCAACAATTAACGACCTAATGCAAGGCAAGGATTTCAGAGATTTCTTAAGAGATAAAGTGATGGAACAAATAGGAATGAAAGGAAATGATAATGACAGCATTCTTTAAATTGTTTTTAATATTGCCAATAGGAATTATATTTTGGACAATAGCAATTTGTTTAATAATTTATGCAATAAAGGAAAATAAACAATGACAGATAAACAGATAATAGTAGATGGTGTAGATGTGAGTGAGTGTTGTGCTTATTCTAAACATCGTGAAGGTTATTGTGGTTGGTACACTCCTTGTGAGGGAGATTCTTGTTCATATAAATTAGAATGGGCTTTAGACAAACTCAAAGCCAAAGAGCAAGAATGCGAGGAGTTGAAAGAAAAAGTTAAAAAATATGGGGAAATAAATAAGCAAGAAACAAAAGATTATGCAGAACTCAAAGCAGAGAATGATTTATTCAGAACTTGCCACAATAATGAACAAGCAAAAAGAAGAAAGTACGGACAAGCTATTGAAGATATAAAAGAGATTGCTAAAAAAACTTTAAATATGGTTGATTACAAGACCTATTTTAAAAGAGATAATAAAAGTCTTAAACAAAAAGGTTTTAAAGCATTAAACGAAATATTACAAAAAATTAGTGAGGTGGAAAATGAATATAATGGATGAGTATAAACAATTGCAAATGATTGAAAATGTGAAAAAGATTAAAGAAATGGAATTGTGTTATAAGTCCAATCTTAAACTTTGCAAGTATCAAGGACAACAAATAAACAAATTAGCTAATTGTATTGAAGAGATAAAAGAGATTGCGGAAGTGTTAATTACAACGACTAATGAATATGACAGCTGTTATTACAAAGACAAATGTGATAAATGTGAAATTAAAGAGGATTGCCAATACATTAAGGTTGAACAAATCCTACAAATAATCAGCGAGGTGGAAAAGTGAATATCGAATCTAATCTTTATGACCTTATCGGAATGATAACAGTATTAATAATAATGATAATTATGGTTAAATGCTTTGATGGAAAGGAAAAAGATGAATAGTGAATATTATTATGTGCAAAAACATTTAGCACTAACTCAAAAGAAAATAGAAACTTTGGAAAAGAAAAAAGAAAATTGTTCAAGTTTTACTTTTGAAGAAGTTTTAAATGAAATAAGAGTGTTAAGACAAATTGAAGATTTTTTATGGAATAAATTAAATTAAGGAGTAAATTATGAGTAAATACAATTTTGAACAAAAAAGAAATGATTATATGAGCCCTCCTGAATTGGTTAAAATGGCTCTTCAAAAATTAAACAAAGAATTTTTTGATTGTGATGTTTGTTGTTCCGAGGAAAATATACCGGCTCTACATATTATTACAAAGATGGTCAAATAAATGGTTTAAGTGAATATTGGTATAAAGTTAATTGGTGTAATCCTCCTTTTGATACTTGTGCCAAATGGATAAAAAAGGCTTATGAAGAGCAGTAAATAGGTAAAACAACAGTCATGCTCATTCCTGTAAGGACAGAAACTAAATATTGGCATGAATATATCCTATTTAATCCAAAAGTTGAAATACAATGGTTAAGAAAAGGCTATTCTTTCATAAATCCTGATGATAAAAAACCTATGGGAGTTTTCAAAAATGCTCTTGCATTGGTTTATTTTAACAAATAAAGCCGTCTTGTATTAAAGCCTGAAAATAAGAAAGGAGGAATCCAATCTATTTACTGTCTACAAAAGTCCGGTTGTTGCTTGCAGCCGGCAACGGCTTTAATAATACTTGCTTTTTTATTCATAACATGTTATGATTAAGCAAAAGAAAGAGGTGGATATATGATGTTAATTGTTTTAGATTCTAACCCTGTTAATGCAGCAAATAAAGTGCCTGATAAATTGAAGTTTAAGCAGCTTTTAGAACTTGCTCAAATGATTTGTTCTTGTGGATATTGCAATATTTATAAAGCAATTCCACAAGGCAAAAAAATTCAAGAATGGATTAAGAAAAATCCTGCATGGGTTAAAACCTACGGAGCTGTTTTGTATTATTGGTGTTTAGAATATATCAAAATGAAAGAAAAAACAATGGCAGATTTATTCGCTATTTTAACAAGCATTCCTGAATCTGCAGATTTAAACGGTAAAATTGAAACTGCAATATTCAGGTATAATAAAAATTATAAATCGATATTTCCTAGTGATGCAGAAATAATGGTTGGAAATGCAATAACAGAATATGAGAAATATTTGGAGTGGAAAGAAAGTTTAAAATAAACTCCCTTTTGTATTACGGTGGTCATCAAGAGAATATACTACAAACCAAATTTTAATCCTAAAATCCAAAGAGAACGACCACCCTCTTTGGTAGGGAGTTTATATGTTAATTATCTCGCCTGAAATATTGTATAATATAAGAAAAAAGGAACTTGAAGAAACAATGCAAAAAATCTATCATAAATTACAAAGATGGACACCATCTGCTATTGATTGTTATGAAAGAAATTGTATGTGTAAAGATTGTCCTATGAAAAAATTTATTACATCTCAAAAATGCCAAATGAAATCAAGTGTTATTGAATTAGTAAGATTATATGGTATCCCAAATAAAACGGCTCAATTTTGAGCCGTTGATCGTAATTTAAGAAAGAATTAATTGTTTAAATACCATTTTACCTTATTTCTAATAAAATTGCCAATTTCATCAGCTTCTAAATATGAATAAGGTGGTAAAAATGTTATGTCCGGCTTTCCGTAACTTGATGTTTTTGGATGTGATTTTCCAAATTCATAATGAGTTAAAACTGTTTCAGGAGTTATTTTTATATCATATTTTTTGCAAAGTTCAGAAATTAATTTAAATGCTGCTTCACATTGAATTTTAGTTAAAGGATAGATTCCAATATCAAACCGGTTATTATAACGGAACATACCACAAAGAGCAACACCAATTGAGCCTGTATTCCCTCCTCCGGTATGCTGTGCATATTTACCATCATAGCAATTTTCATTATCTTCAGGTTTGAAAATTCCTTCATGCTTTTTTCCTGTTGCATCTATTAAATAATGATAACATTCTCTTTCATGTTCGTTTGGTTTCCAAATTCCACCGGTCCAATGAATAATAATTCTTTTCATGTTATCCTCTTAAGAAATGATTTATAAAGAAAGGTAAAACAAAAGTAACAACACTTGAAACTCCTACAAAAATCCAAAAGCCATGTTCTAAAGTTGTTATTCTTTTTTCGTGATCATTCTGAACATTTTGATGATTTTCAAGTAATTGTTTAATTACTTTGATGTCAGAATACATTTCAAGTTCTTGTTCACTTGTTAATGACATTATATTTCTCTCCCTACAATTTTTGTAAGAGCATCAAATTTACTTTGTAAAATTTTATATGCAGCTCTCAAATCGCCATTTTCATTTAATAAAAATTCAACCTTTTCTTCTAATTCATCAATTTTTTTATCATGCAAATAAATTTCTTTATTGTTTTCAACATTCTGTAAATTTAAAATAACTTCATTTGGCGTGCCGTCTTTAACCTCGCCAATTCGTTTAAATGCTTCAGAAGTAATCTCAACATCTTTATTTTTAAAATGAATATCTTTTTTAAAATCTAATTTATCTTTGTAGGTGCGAGCAAGTACAAAAATAAAAACAAGTAAAACTCCAAAAGCTAAAATCCAAAATAAATTAATTGTCATTTCTATCATTATCTTTTATCCTTTTTATTTGTAAATCAGGTTTAAATGGATTTATTATTGTTTTTATTTTAATTTTTATTCCATCTAAATCTTTGGTTCCAAAATCTTGTAATGTTTCATCTTTTGGGTTGAAGTATAACCTAATATTTTTGTTCGCACTTTTCGGATAACTTCTTCTCTTTTTCATAACTTAATTATAACATATTAAAATAAAACCGTCATATAATGACGGCTATTTTTGGGGGAGGAGTGGATTGTTAGAATTATTTTTTTTCAAAGTATTTTATTCTTTTCATTGCATTATGATAAGCTCTTTCATCAGCTTTACCCATGTAATCAGGATCTTCTAAATATGCTTTAGCCATTTTAAATATATAGCTTGGTTCGTTTATAATATGTCCATAATCGGACCATAGCATATTTACTACATAAGCGAAGTCATATTCATAATAAGTTTTATTGCTAAAATCAATGTTTGAGAGTTTTAGTATTTCTTCAAATTCAAATTTTGGTCCATACTCTTTTTCATCAGTTGATTCTAAAAGTGAAACAGCCTCATCATAAAGAGTTTTATCAACAATATGACATCCATATTCCTCTTCATACATTGTTTTAGCATAAACTTCAGGCATTAAACTTCTAAATTTTCTTATAAATTTGTCAGCAAAGCGACTATCTTCTCGCATTTTTGCTTCATATATTCTATCTGCTTTTTCTAAATTAAACATATTTATTATTCCTTAAAAAAGTTACTCTTTTTAGCGATTTGTTCTTTTTTTAACTCAACTTCTGAATCAAAGAACCAATTGTTTATCACCATGCCATTTGAAAAATACCTAACTAAAAACTCGCAGCCGTATCTGTCATATTTTATTGCTATAATTGTTCCTTCTGTATCATTAAAAGGTTTTATAATGCAAGGTTTTAATAACTCTTTAGGTTTTTCAATATACATTTTTTTTATCCCTACGAGTAGGGATTATTCCCTACTCGTAATATCTGCCGTCATTATCTCTGTCACGATATGTGTTGCGTTCTCTGTATCTTCTGTTGTTTTCAAAAGAATAATCATCATCACCATACTCATTGCGAGTATTGTATCTTCTTGAACGTCTTTTAGCATCATAATATGCTCTTTCCTCACCTCGTTCAGGATAACTATCATTCCTTAAATACTCTCTACCCATTTTTAAGTAATATTCAGGTTTTTCTGAAACATTACCATAATCAGCATATAGAGCATTTACAACATAAGCATAATCATAAGGTGTAAAGTTTTAATTATTGAAATCAATACCTGATTCAGATGTTATATCTTCAATTTTCCATCTTTCGCCATGACCTCTGCCATTATTCCATCGAAGATTACGAACTGCATCACGATACATATATTCATCTTCAATATGTCTAGAGTTTGGCATTCTGTTATAATTTTGTCTGTTACTATACATTTTTGTTTCTCCTATGGACATACTACAGTTTTTGGTGTGTTCACTAAAATTACATGTGGAGTAGGTGTTTCAGAATAATAACCAACTGCTTCACGAGGAATTGCACTTGATAAAATTTGCTCGCCGTATTTATTCCACAAAGGCACTTGAGCTCCATTTACCTCGATAGTTACAGGAACAGGTGTTTCAGGTAAATTATTTAGAGTGCAAGCATTAACAATAAATTTATATGGATCTTTATCATTAATATTGTCTGAATTCGTTGTAACTAAAGCAAGTGTTGTTCCTGCTGTTGTTGTAACTACTCTATGAACAAATCTACTGCATTTGAATGTTCCACAATTACAATTACAATTACAAGTCATTTTTATTTTTCCTTTTCTTTTCAAAAGTGTGAAGGACATAAAAGTCCCTCACACATCTACATTACTTATACAAATTGACTACCACAGCCACCACAAGGGTTATAGCAGCAATTTGGATTTGCTACCATATAAGCCGGAATTGGACATGGTGCTAATTTATTTACTAAGTAAGAATTTTGAGAAAGTTGAGATAATTGGAAATCTCTTGTTTGAACTTCTCTGTCTTTTTCTGCCAATTTAGACTGCAACATTTCAATTTTGTTTTGAGTGATTAAATCACGAGTTGCGTTGCCTTCTGCATGAATTGCATTCACAATTTGGCAAGTGTTTTGAGCATTGTTGAAGTTTACTCCGTCAATTGCTCTTTGAGTTTCGCAGCAACATTGTTGAGCAGCAAAACGATTTGCATCTATTTTACTAGCCAATTCATAAGTAGTATTACATAAAGCACTACTAATATTTGAATTAACTGAATAGAAGCCGTCTTTAATAGAGTTGTTCAATGCAAAA